CCCTACCGCCGGTATTTGGCGAGACAATGTGATGGGTTCCTTATGCCACTACAGAAACTAGCGTTAAAACCGGGGGTTAATCGGGAAAATACTCGTTACACCAGCGAAGGTGGATGGTACGAATCCGATAAAATACGGTTCAGGCAAGGTACACCGGAGAAGATTGGCGGGTGGCAGCGTATATCCGAGGCTACCTTTCTTGGCGTCTGCCGTTCTTTGTGGAACTGGGTAACGTTAGGTAGTCAGAACCTTATCGGTGTAGGCACTAACCTCAAGTTCTATATCGAAAATGGTGGTGCGTACAACGACATAACGCCTTTACGGGCTACTGTAAGCCTTACTAACCCGTTTACTACCACTAGTGGATCTCCTACGGTCAGCGTTGTAGACGCTAATGGGGGCTACACATCAGGCGATTTCGTCACCTTTTCGGGTGCATCTGCCGTTGGTGGACTTACTTTAAACGGTGAATTTCAGATCACCATAGACACTACAGCCACTAATACTTACTTTATAACCGCTGCTAGTAATGCCACTTCTGCGGCAACTGGGGGCGGTACAGTATCTGCTGCTTACCAAATTAATACCGGATCGGCTTACGTAATACCTCTAACGGGTTGGGGGGCAGGTTCGTGGGGTGCTGGAGTATGGGGCACTGGTGGTACATCTGACACTCAGATACGCCTATGGTCACAGATAAACTTTGGTGAAGACCTTATATTTGGGCCTCGTAATGGGCCTATATACTACTGGGATGCAACGTCAGGGCTTAATTCTAGGGGCGTTACGTTGGCCTCAATATCCCCTGTAGGAGCGAACGTACCAAGCGTACAAGACCTTATTTTAGTGTCAGATATTAGCCGTTTTGTATTCTGTTTTGGCTGTAACGACTTAGCTACTGCAACTAAAAACCCGATGTTGATTCGCTGGTCAGACCAAGAGAACGCTACCCAGTGGACTCCTGCGGCAACAAACCAAGCAGGTAGCCTTCAGCTATCGCGTGGGGCAGAGATTGTAGCGGCCAAACAAGCCCGTCAGGAAGTCCTAGTATGGTCAGATTCGGCCCTGTATGCCCTCCAGTACGTCGGTGCTCCAGTGGTATGGGGGGCACAATTAGTTGGTGAAAACATCTCCATAGCCTCCCAAAATGCCGTAGCATACGCCAATGGTGTGGCCTACTGGATGGGTGTGGATAAGTTCTATAAGTACGACGGGCGCACGCAACCACTGCCCTGTAACCTCCGAAAGTTTGTATTTAACGATTTTAACACCGCCCAGTATCGCCAAGTGTTTTCGGGCACTGTAGAGGCATACCATGAAGTTTGGTGGTTCTACTGCTCTAAGAATACAAGCACGGCAGATAGATACGTTGTGTATAACTATCTGGATAACATTTGGTACTATGGCACGATGGATCGTACTGCATGGCTAGATTCGGGATTGCGAGACTTTCCGTTAGCGGCGACTTACAATAACAATCTCGTGAATCAGGAAGAAGGCGTCGATAATAATGAGTTAGGGGACAGCACGGCTATCCATGCCTATGCCTCTACCGCTGAGTTCGATCTAGATGACGGACATCAATTCAACTTCATTTGGCGCGTACTTCCTGATATCACGTTTGACGGATCTACAGCCGCTAACCCTAGCGCCGTTATGACGTTATTGCCCATGCAGAACTCTGGTTCAGGGTACAACTCCCCTGCCTCGGTAGGTGGATCAAATAATGGTACGATTACTCGATCCGCTGTGCTACCGATAGAGAAGTTTACAGAGCAGATCAACACCCGTGTACGGGGCCGTCAGATGGTGATGAAGATCGAGTCTACTGAATCAGGTGTAACGTGGCAGCTAGGCTCACCTAGGTTGGATATGCGGCCTGATGGGAGACGGTAGTGGCTGGCGATAACACAGTATACAATGTTCCGTTTCGTGCCCCAGCTCTGCCGTATGCGCCTCAAGTGTACAACCAAGAGTCGTTTGAGCAGTTCAACAACGTACTACGGATATACTTTAACCAACTAGATAACGCGCTGAGAAACGCTATGGCAGTCCAAGAACCATACGAGTTACAAGTAGCTAAAGGCCAGATCGCTGGTGCTTCTACGTTGTACAAGTTCGGTACCAATCCAGACATCGATAGCGCAGAAGAAACGATATGGAGCACTGGGGGTGATTATCCTTGGCCCACGACTGCATTTACTGCGTTTATTAGTAGCTCTAGTGCAGCAGATACTAGTGCAGGTACGGGTGCACAGACCGTAACCGTTGAGGGGGTAGACGAGAACTACGCAGCTCAGACCGTAACCGTTAGCATGAACGGGCAGACTCAAGTGCAGATTGGCGATGCTTCTGGTTGGTTGCGGGTTAACCGCATATTTGTTGCTACTTCAGGATCAGGCGGCACTGCTGCAGGTACGATCTATGTCGCTAATAGTGGGGTTACCAGTGGGGTACCTACCGGAATAACGTACGGGAATATAGTACAAGGCGACAACCAAAGCCAGATGTCAGTGTATACAGTCCCTGCAGGATTCACGTTATTTCTTGACGATGTTACGTTTACAGCAGCTATTGCTATCGCTAACAAGAACGTAACCGCTAAGTTCGTGACTAGAGACTTTGGCTCAAACACGTTTCGCACAAAGATCATACAGACAGTACAGAGTAATTTGCTTGTATTGCCTTTTCATTACCCGTTCAGCATTGCAGAGAAAACGGATATGGAATGCCGAGCCAGCTCCGATACTACCAACGTAGTCGTCGGCGCTTCATTTGAGGGGGTGCTAATAGCAAACTGATATGGCTCTTTCTAAATATGCAGAACAATACGTACGTCGGTTTCTCGCGTCTGGTGAACCGGGCAAGGTGTCTAAGGCTAAAAGATACTTAGAAAGCCAAGGACTCAAGGCGGAAGACTACGGGTATGTAGACCCTGAAGTTAAAGCACGCGAAGACGCAGCGCGACAAAAGATCGCGGACGAGAAGGCTGCACTTGCAGAAGCCAATAGAATTGCAAGGGAAGAAGCCGAAGCTGCGTATTTAGCGCAACAAGAAGAAGGCAAAGTCAAAAGAGAGGCAAATGCTGCTCGTCAGAAGAATTACGGGGATGAACCCACAAAAGATACGCTAGATGAAGACGCTACTCTTGAGGGTTTTTGGGGTGAAAAAGCTAAGGAAACAACAGCAACACTTCAACGCTTATTAGAAAATACAGGAGCAAATTTTCTCGAGATCCAACTTAATATGTTGGGTAAGCAGATTGTTGCAGGTGCAGCAACGGTAGAAAATCCGCTGGTTAACCCTGATTCTTTTATAAATCGTTTAGGGTTTGATGTTTCTTCGGGTAAGAATAAAAAAATCTTAACGGATCTTTTTGGGGAAAACGACACTATATCCGCATACCAACTTGCAACATCTTTAGGGTATACAAAAGAACAATTCACTAGCATACCCGCCCAAGCGCAAAGAATAACTGCTGAAACGCCAGCAATGCGGGAACTCTTCAAAGACCAAGACTATAAAGCAACACCGTTTGAATTAGAAGATGCTGTACTTAACGGTAAGACAGCAGAAGAAGTTGCGGAATACGTAGACCCACGGTACGTCACTGAAGCGGAAGCCATAGCAGCGTTTGAAGCAGAGAACGGGTATAGGCCTTCTCCAGAAGAAGTTCAAGACCGTATAGGGCAGGCCGAGTACACCGACGCTACAGATGCGGCAGGGCAAGAAGCCTACGTAAACCGGACAGCAAACCATGAACAGGCAGAACTAGAAGATCTAAAGTATTATGTGGATGCTCGTCAAATTACTGTAGACGAAGTAAAGGATTATGCTGCACAAAATGGGTTAACAATTTCAGACGAAGAAGCGGAAAAACTTGCTCGGCAAGGTAGCCTAGAAGAAATTGTTAATGAAGAACAAAAGATATTTGACGACTTTGACGAACGTTTTGTTACTAGAGCGGAACTAGAAGGAATTGCTAGGGCTGAAGGTTACGACCCCGCCAGTCTTACCGAAGAAGATTATGCCGAGTTTAGTGGTGAAACGAGTCAATCGGATGCGGTTAAGGCCATAGATACTCGTGCAACAACAGAAGAAGAACTTATAGAAGTATTTGAGCAGCGTACAGGAATTGCATTAGACCCCTATAATCCAGAAGACCGCGAAAAACTTACAGACATGATGGAGGCTGCAACTGCCGCTAACGGTGGGGTAGTACCTAGTGATGCTGAATTTAAAGCGTGGACTAAGAAGAATATCGAGTACGACCTTGGGGTGCAGGTGGGGCGTCTGGCTACTGGTGTGCGTAACGCTATATTTGGGACTGGGCCGGGAGGTCGTCCTAAGACGTTACAAGAAATACTCGACGAACTGCTCAGCCCTCCCGGCACTGCGGGGTTTGGGGGTAAGTCACCTCTTGTAATAAAGACTACGCCGGGAGGAGCGATAGGTGCCCCATCAACAGGTGTATTTGGTTCGCCAAACGTACAAGTAGAAATAAAATTCCCTGTGCCCCTGCCCGTCAATGGGCCGCCTATAATTGTACCTTTATATGAAGAAGGGGTTTATGTAGGCCCGTCTAGTGCAGGAGAGCTTCTTGTAGGCGAAGATGGGGTTATTACGCAGGTTAAAGATAACGTGACAACGACTGTCGGGCGTATTTCTGGGCAAGTAGTTCAAGTTGTCGGTGCTGCTGGCGAAGTCGTAAAAGCCATACCTTTAGGTGCACTAGACAATCCGGGCTGGAGAGAAGGTGACCCAAACCCCAATGATCTGGTTCTTGATGAAAGTGGTAACCCGGCGCTTATTGATGAAAATGGTAATGCCCTAGACAAAGAAACTGGTCTGCCGGTATATGAAGCTCCTGATGACGCAGACGCAGACAATACATTTGACCTAGAAGACCAAGATGGTGACGGTATACCCGACGCTATAGACCCTGAAGTTACGGTCGGTAACGGAGAAGATCCTGAAACAAAAAGCCCTTACGACTCCGGTGAAGCCTCCGATGCTTTTCGTAATTCAAGTTGGCCCGACCCCGACCCCGACGCGCAAGACACGTACTCTCGCCAAATAGAACAGATGTTTTTGGACTATGGGTTAGATACTAATCAATGGCCTGAAGGCGAGAAACTTAATATAACGGGGCCAGATGGGCAGCCGGTTGACGCAAATGAAGATGGTGTCTATACGGTCGAAGAACTTACAGCGGTGGGTATTACTCGTGCAGCAGGGTACGACCCCCGTATGTTTTTGGGGAATGATGCTAGGCTCGTACTCGACACCCTAGAAGGCACATTAGACGGCCTTGGGTTAGATGTAGACGAGATCGAAACTATCTTAGGGCGCATAGAAACAGACCTGCAGAATGTTACTACTGCCGAAGATCTAGAAACGTTCAGGACCAACCTTATTACCGAGTTGACTGACCCAGAGACTGGCTTGCTTTCAATGGGTATAGACGAAGACGAACTTGGGGATGCCTTAGAACCTATAACAAAAGCTGTTGATGACCTTGAAGGTGCTATAAACGATGTAGGCCGAAACGTTGGGCTTCGTGCCGTAGAAGATGATCCTAACACGCCAGATGTAGACGAAAGTAGACCTGCTACAGGGTTGTACGGTTATATAGATGACGCTGTTGAAGCTGTAGAAGGCGACGTTGAAGCTATTGTAGGTGTAGCCGATGTTGATGGCGAAGGTAACCTAACTAAAGATAGCACTGGGTTATACCTTGAATTCTACAATGCTGGTGTTGACTACGATGCCGCACTCGACCTAATCGGCAACAAAGACGAAGGTACAGGTTTATACGGTTATATAGACTCTGCCGTTCAAGACCTAGCCACTGTAGACGATGTGGAACGTATTGTAGGTGTACCCGATATTGACGAAGAGACCGGGGAGCTAACTGATAAAAGCACTGGGTTATACCTTGACTTTTACAACGCTGGTGTTGATTACGACACGGTTATAAGTCTAATTGGTGTGCCTGACGACCCGGAAACCGAAGATGTAGACGAAGGGCGCGGTTTATTTGGTTACGTCGGTAAAAGTAACGAAGACGTTAAGACTTATATAGATAACCTTCTTGGTGATGTGCCCGGACAAGTTACGGAAATACAAGGTGACGTTAACACCCTAGTTGAGTACGTTGGTTCCCCCGGTGCTGATGTAGACGATCCAAACACCGAAATAGATGAAAGGCTACCTACTGGTTTATATAGAACATTGTTT